CAACTAAACACATCTTTTTGTTATCAAGAATGATCTTGTCATCGGCAAACTCAGCCTTTAGTAAGATCGTTTCGATGTGGGCTAATGCCGCACACAAGTCCTTGCGGTCTGGATATTCATCCGCAGGGATTAGCTTTTCATTGTTCAAGGTGCATCTCCAATAGGGCGGCAACTTCCTTTAAACGCCACTCGTGATCTGGCAGGTAGTTCTGGCTAACGATGAAACGCAGTGCGTTGATGGCTAACCAGAGGTCATGCTCTCTTGGGTTGTAGTCAAATGGATCAGGCTTACCAAAGTCATCCCAATCAACATCAGGTACAGCGGTCAGTTTCTTAGTAGTCATAGCAAGGCTCTTCGTAAAAACGTTCGATAACATCTTCTTCACAGTGCGCCTCACCAATTTCAAGCAAGGTTTCTCGGCGGGCATCTTCGATAATGGTGTTATCGGTGCGTAGAAGTAATGGGCTAAGGTCATACTCGGCTAACTTCTCAAGCAAGATTTGTTCTGCTCCTATGCGGTTAGCTTTATCTTTCTCGATCCACTCCTCAGCGGCTTCGATCAGATCGTTCTGGTAATCCTTAGATTCAATGTAACCCTCAAAGGCGCGTTCTCTAGCTAAGTCTGAAAAATAGTTACTCATTAGAAAGCCGCCATTACTACCCAAGTTAAGGTAGCGAAGCCAAATACAAGAAGGGAAGCGAATAAGACATCGCCGATAATGCGAAGGCGAGCCTTGTTAGATGGGGTAAAGTTTTTATAGTCAGTCATATCTATCTCCTATCGGTTGACTATTGGGGGCTAGATGCCCCCGTTAAATTAAGCTGCGTTTTCATCCGCAACAAATAATGGTTCTTTAGCTTTCATTGCAGTTAGGACAATATCGCCAATGATATCGTTAGCAATGTCTTTAGGGTCGTAGTCCATTTGCTCTGGATAACGGGTATAGAGTCGATCAACAATTTGCCAATCGTCATCAATGACGTAGACACCGTTGTCATAGTTATCTTTGTCTGAAACGCCGTAGGTGTGGCGATAAACAGTCATGCCGACTTCTGTGCCGAAAAAGAATTTGGCAATAATTTCTGCAAGTTTATCCATGCGCTCTTTATGATTGCCGACAATGTTTAAGCGTTTAGCCGTTTGAAGGAAGCCAAGAACACTAGCTTTGCCGCCATTCCAGTGTAAATAAATGACTGGTGCATCTGGCTTGGTTGAGTGTGTGATTACAGCTCTGTTTCCCATTTTCGGTTTTCCTCTATTGTTGTTTCTGCCGATGATGTAAATATACCAGACTTTTTGAATTATGCAAACTTTTTTTGCATTTTTTCTGAATATAATTTAAAGTAGTTTTACACTAATACGGAGATACCTATGACACTTGATGAAATCCAAAAAGCCCTACAGCACCGAAACCTAAAGAAGGTCGCGGAATTCACGGGCATTTCGTACAACACTGTTTGGCGAATAGCTACAGATAATGCCAAGAAGCCATCTTTTGAGGATGTGCTGAAAATTAAGGATTATCTGGAGCAGAATTAATGAGAGCAGATGAATTTGTTACAAAACTTAAAGGCGTCAAGCCTAAAGGTCATGGAAAATGGATGGCTTGCTGCCCAGCTCATGATGATTCAGACCCATCACTAGCCATTAGCGAGGCAAGAAATGGAAATATCCTTCTCAAATGCTTTAGTGGTTGTTCTGCTCTTGATATCACTAACGCCTTAGGACTTCGATTAGAGGATTTGTTCGCTGATGCTTACGAAGAACCGCCGATGGCATTTGCTCAGCGTGAGATTGCTGCAAGGCAGAACTTAGAGAAAAAGATCAGCCATGCCATGACCTATCTGCAAATCCTGACGGCATCTGTTCGTGATGGAAAAGCCGTTAAAAAGTATGAGATCGAGAAAGGTAGGCATTTCAAGCAATTCTTAAAGGATCAGGGTGTTTTATGAAGTGGTTTAAGCATGATTCCGATGCCTCGATTGACGCAAAGATGGAGCGATTAATCATGCGTTATGGCTTGCAAGGCTACGGTCTTTATTTCTACTGCCTTGAATTAATTGTTGCAAGTATTGAGGAACATAACCTTAGTTTTGAATTAGAGCATGACGCAGAGATTATTGGACATCGCACTGGCACTCATCCAGATCAGGTGCAAGAAATGATGCGTTACATGGTTGACTTAGGTTTATTTGAAAACAGCAACGGACAGATAACTTGCTACAAAATAGTTAAAAGATTAGACAGTTCAATGACTTCTAATCCAAAGTTAAGGCAGATTATTAAAGGATTCCATGCCAAAAATCATGATGGAGTCATGACTGTGTCAGGAGAGAGTCATGATACCGTCATGCTAGATAAGAAAAGAAAAGAACAGAATAGAAGTAAGCGGTTTACACCGCCAACCGTTAAAGAGGTAAAGGATTACTGTGATGAGCGGAAAAACGGTATTGATCCTCAATGCTTCGTGGATTTTTACGAAACTAATGGTTGGATGCGTGGTAAAAGCAAAATAAAAGATTGGAAAGCCTGTGTTAGAACATGGGAAAAGAACAATCCTAAGAAAAATAACGATTACACCAGTGGAGTGATTTGATGGAGCTAATACCTGATATTGATTTTGAGAAATACCTAGACCTAAAGGCATATTCGGAACTAAAAGACCCGACAGCCTTTCGTGACAGGGTTCATGCGATCTTTAACCAAGATGCTACTGCTTACGGCGAATTATTACCTTGGGCTAAGACCTACGAAAAAGTCCAACTAAGACCTGGCGAGGTCAGTATCTTCGCTGGTATTAACGGACACGGTAAATCGATGATTAGCGGCATGATCACCTTATGGCTGCTAAATCACGCAAAGGTTTGTATCGCCTCAATGGAAATGAAACCCGAGGCTACCCTGCGGAGAATGATTCGACAGGCAGCAGGAACAGCAAACCCATCAGAGCGGTTTCAGGATAAGTTTTTGGATTGGTCAAAAGACCGCCTGTGGATTTATGACCGGCTAGACCAAGTCCCTACTGAGAACATTCTAGGATTGGTTTCATACTGCAAGAACGAACTGGGTATAACGCACATCGTTATAGACTCGCTGATGAAATGCGGTATTGATGACGACAATTATAACGGTCAGAAACGATTTGTAGACCAGCTCTGCCAGTTAGCTAAACAGCTAGGCGTTCACATTCACCTTATCGCCCACATGAGAAAAGGCGAGTCTGAGAATAAACGCCCGACAAAGTTTGACGTAATGGGTAGCTCAGCGATTACCAACCTGGTGGATAATTTATTCGTAGTTCACCGCAACAAGGCAAAGGAAGAAAAACTCCGGCACGATCCTGAGAATAAAGACTACCTTTATGAGCCTGATTGCACGGTATCGGTTGAGAAGCAAAGACACGGCGAGTGGGAAGGCGTATTTGGTTTGTACTTCCACCCATCATCTCAGCAGTATGTCCCTAGACCTGATAAAGGCGCATTACCTTTCAAGATGAGCGATGTAGAACTATGACAAGAACACAATTACAAAATAACGCCTTCTACAAATACATCCGAATCCTAGCCGAAGCACTAGAGGCTGGTGGTTACGATATGCGTGAGGTGATTAAAGTCCCAATTAAGCCAACTATGGAAAACGTAAAGAGCGAGATGGTTGACCCTGTTATGAAGGCTTTGTACCCAGAATTAAAATCATCCTCTAAGCTAACGACTGTACAAATGCAGGAGTTGTATGAGGTAATGAATCGAGCAACCTCTGAAAGATTGGGAATCAGCATTGAGTTTCCTTCTAATCACGATTGGGGCGAAAATGAATGACGCGAATCTGATTAAAAACGCACTAACGCCTGACGATATCCGTCTAATCGAGATGTTATGCGAAGAACGCTCTAGCCTAAGACGGCAGATGCTAGAGCTGAGTAATGAATCAATCGCTGAGAAGTTTGAAATACCGGTTGAGGAAGTAAAGCGCATTTCGTACTACATGACGAAACGGAGATATCGGAAGTGAAGATTAACCAGGCTGATGCAGCCTTCTCTAAGTGCGTTCGCGAGCGTAATGACTGGCACTGTGAAAAGTGCGGCAAACAGTACGATAAGAACTCAGCAGGACTACACTGTAGTCACATCTATTCACGCCGACACAGAACAATCCGATGGGATGGCATGAACGCACAGGCTTTATGTTTTTCCTGTCACCAATGGTATGGCGGTAATCCTGCCGACTCAGGGCTGTGGATAACTGACTTGTTGGGTGAAGGTCACATGGCTATACTCCGCGAAAAGCGCGATTCCAGAATGAAAGTACCCAAGATGGAAGAAAAGGATATCGCTAAACACTACCGCGAGCAGTTAAAGATACTTGAACAGAAACGGGCTGCTGGTGAATGTGGTAGAATAGAATTTGATTCTTATCAATAACTTATCACGGGAAAGTTATGTATCAGTACACAATTAAGCCTATTGGCGATCTGATTCCGTATGTGAATAACTCACGCACACACGATGAGGAGCAAGTTACTCAGTTAGCCTCATCAATGAAAGAGTTTGGCTTTACCAATCCTATATTGATCGATGATCAGGATGGGTTAATAGCGGGACATGGTCGTGTATTAGCGGCTAAACGATTAGGGCTACAGGAAATACCGGCAATCATTGTCGATGGTTTAACTGAAGCCCAAAAGAAAGCCCTTGTAATAGCGGATAACCAGTTGGCATTAAACGCTGATTGGGATATTGATAAATTGAAATTAGAAATTTCTTCACTTGATGAACTAGATTTTAATCTTGATATTTTAGGCTTTAAAGATGATTTTTTAGCCTCTATGCAAGATTTAGTTGATTTTGAACCTGCAACAGAAGATGAGCAAGGTCAGCTAGATGAATTAGACCCGCAATGGTGTACTTGCCCACATTGTGGAAAAGAATTTGATTTAAGAGAAAATAAATGACTTATTCTGTAGATCAAAAAAATACAAACATTCTTAATCGATTTGAGTCAAAACTTGGTGGTAGTAAAGTTACCCGCTACACTATTTTTACCAAATCAAGTGTTGTGAATATGATTGATCTTTATGGATGTGATCTAAACGAAGCAACTAGAACAGCCAAAGTTAAATGGGGTGCAGATTTTGTCAGCATCGAAAAAGCCTGAATTAAAAATTGATTGGGCAAGCTATGAGGCAGCAAAATATGCTTGTGAAAATTGGCACTACAGTGGCGTCATACCTGTCGGTAAGCTAGTCAAAGTAGGTGCGTGGGAAGATAGCAAATTCATCGGCGTTGTTTTATTTGGTCGCGGCGCTAACAACAATATGCTAAAGCCATATGGGTTAAAAGCTGATCAAGGCTGTGAGTTAGTAAGAATCGCACTCAAATCTCATAAAACGCCTGTCAGTAAAATTATGGCTATAGCAATTAAATTCCTCAAAAAAAGCAACCCTAATCTTTTATTAGTCGTAAGTTATGCTGACGCAGACCAAGATCATCATGGTGGAATTTATCAAGCCACAAATTGGGTCTATACTGGGTTGAAAAATGCAGGGTCTATGGGTGCTTTTATAATCAATGGAAAAAAAACACACCCGAAAAGTGTTCACAGCAAAGGTGTAAAACAAAACCTTGAAAGTGTAAGAAAATATTTAGACCCTAATGCAGAAATTTTTTACACAAAAGGAAAGCACTGCTACTTAATGCCTTTAGATGACAACATTAAAAACAAAGTGCTATCATTATCCAAACCTTACCCTAAGCGTGTTAAAGAGCAGGAATCAGAGAACCCCTCTGATCTGGGCGGTGCAACTCCGACCAACACGCTCCAACAATGAGCCATCTTTTATGTCAGAAGAAAAGAACAAAGGTGGCAGAAATACGATTCCTATCGACTGGGAAAAAGTCGACACTATGTGCGGAATTCACTGCACTGGTGAGGAACAGGCTGCCATTCTAGGAATAGATTACGACACCCTTAACTCAGCTTGTAAGCGAGAGAAGGGAATTGGTTTTTCGGACTATTTCAAACAAAAGTCTGCGGGCGGCAAAATGTCACTAAGGCGCAAGCAATACACCACCGCAATGGATGGGAATACGACTATGCTTGTCTGGCTAGGTAAGAACTGGCTTGGACAGACAGATCAGCCTACATCAGGCGAAACAGACTTAGAAAAATACTTTGTCGACTCAAAGAAAAATGATACTGAGTGACCCACAAGATGCTATCTATTACGCCGATGCTAGATTTCGGGTAGTAGTCGCAGGTCGCCGATTCGGTAAGACCTACCTATCCACAACGGAACTCTTGCGCTATGCCGCTTTAGGTAGGAATCGCAACGTCTGGTATGTCGCACCCACCTACAAGGCAGCAAAGGACATCGCTTGGGATATGCTCAAGGACGAAGTGCCTAAAGGTTGGATAAGGAAGATCAACGAATCAGAATTATCGATGCGCCTGGTGAATGGCTCAACCATCTCCCTAAAGGGTGCTGAGAAGCCTGACAACCTTCGTGGTCGCTCGGTGGATTTTGTAGTTCTCGATGAGTTCGCCGATATGAAGCCTGAAACATGGACTGAGGTATTACGCCCGTCTTTATCTGACAAGCAAGGTCATGCCCTGTTTATCGGCACTCCTAAAGGGCGTAACCACTTCTACGATCTATGGACTCAGGACTTAGATGATTGGGTATCGTTTCAATTCACCACCCTTGAAGGTGGCAATGTTCCTGACTACGAGATCGAAGCAGCCAAACGGGACTTAGATGAGCGGACGTTCAAGCAAGAGTATGAAGCTGCGTTCGTTAATTACTCAGGGATTATCTATTACAACTTCGATCGCCAAGACTCGGTTCAATCAACTTTACTGGGCGATGACCATTTGCATATCGGTATGGACTTCAACCTTGATCCCATGAGTGCTGTGGTAAGTATCCGTGATGGAAGTAAGTTACGCATAATCGATGAGATCGTTATCTACGGCTCAAACACAGACGAGATGGTTGACGAGATTAAGCAACGCTATCCGAATAAACGCATTACGATTTACCCTGACCCTGCTTGTAAACAGAGAAAGACCTCAGCCGGTGGTAAGACAGATTTAAGCATCTTAGTCAATGCGGGATTTGCAGTTAAGGTAAGAGAGCGTCATACTTCCGTCCGTGACCGTATAAACTCGGTCAATGCGCGGCTTAAAACATCTGACGGTGAGAGGCATTTATTTGTCGATCCCAAATGTAAGCAGACGATTAAGTCGTTAGAAAGACAAACTTACAAGGAAGGCACTAGCCAACCTGATAAAGACTCAGGCTACGATCACATGAACGATGCGCTAGGTTATTTGGTGGACTACCTTTACCCGATCAAGCGAGAGCATGACATACCACAACCGACTAGGTGGAGTTAATGGATACGATTACTTCGACTCATCCCGATTATTTAGCTAACCAAGATAACTGGGAATTTTATCTTCGCTCCTACTTAGGCGGTGATGACTATCGTGGCGGTGACTACCTTGTCCGCTATCTGAACGAATCAAACGAGGATTATTCCCGCAGGATGAATCTAACCCCTGTGGATAACCATTGTTCTAACATCATTCACATCTATTCTTCGTTCCTGTGGAAAAACCCACCGACTCGCAACTTCAACTCACTCGATGGTGAGCAGTTCCTAGATCACATGATGCGAGATGTAGACCTTGATGGTCAGTCGCTCGATACCTTCATGCGTGAGGCGCAAATCTGGTCATCTGTTTACGGTCACTGTTGGATCATCGTAGACAAGCCTAAATCTAACGCTGGCACTCGCGCTGAGGAGCTAGCACAAGACATTCGCCCTTACTTCAATCTCTACACGCCAGAGAACGTATTTGACTGGAAGTGGGAGCGTACAGAGTCAGGTCGCATGAAGCTGACCTATCTTAAAATCCGTGAGGATGTCACCCGTATTAACGAGGTTGATTCAATCGCTCACTTCCGTGAATGGACAGAGGACACCGTTAAGCTGTATGAGGTACATGACGACACTGAGCGACTCATTGAAGAAATGGATAACCCTATCGGTGTTATTCCTGCTGTTTATCTCCCTGCTGCTCGTACTGTTACTCGTGGTATTGGTAAGTCCGATATTGCTGATATTTCCATCATGCAGAAGGCTATTTTCAACGAGCTATCGGAAATCGAGCAACTTATACGCATCTCAAACCACCCGACATTAGTTAAGACCTACGATACCGATGCAACCGCAGGTGCAGGTGGTATTGTCCATATGCCGGATGAGTTAGAGCCAGCACTCAAGCCTTACCTCATGCAGCCATCAGGCAGCAACCTTCAGTCGGTAATGGACTCAATCGAGAAGAAAACCGAATCAAT